TCCGGTATGTCTCCTGAGTTTCCATCATAGAGCCGGATTTAAATTCGCCATGCTCATTAACCTTTTCAAGAATAATGCCCGTACTATCAAGCATAATCCGCGATTTCTTGCGGAAGTCGGCGGCCGTTGTTTCACGCGCAAGCCGACGAATGCCGGAGGGAGCGGCGGCATAGCTCTCGCGAAGCGTGCGGTTGAGCGTATCGGCCAGGACCAACGGGAAATCGCTCGTGGTGTGCAGAGCGCGCTGAATGATTTCCGCAGGACTGTGGCTGTGGATCGCGCCTCCGGTGCGGCGAATGCATTCACTCGCGATGGCGGGAATTGACATGCCGAGGAATGCCCGCGCCTGCGGGCTCGCACGGAAGCTTGAATTGGTCCGCGCGTAAAGCGCTTCGCCCGCCGCGCGCTGGAAAGCTTCAGGATTGTCGAGCGTTTGATGGTTATGAGCGCTGCGGGTGTGAACCTCGGAGCGCGCGATCATGTGCGCCATGAACACGCGATTGGCGTCGTCCAGCGACGCCGAGCGGTCAATCAGATCATCGATGGCGTCCGTGGTGACACCAGCGCGGCGGCCGAGCTCGCGGATTTCCCGATTGACGGCGGCGCGGCCTGTCAACTGCGGATTATCCCGCAGTTGACGCGTCCTCGCGTTGGGATCGGCAGGGATCACGACAAACGAGACTTCGCGGGGCGTCCACCGGACCGCGCTCAGCATGCGCATGCCACTCGCGGCGTCAACGCTTTCGCGCCACTCGGCAACCTCATAACCAACGCTGACAGAGCGGAGAATGCCAGCCTCCACATCATCAACAATCGGCGCAACCTCGGGCCGCGCACTAAAGCGGATGCTGGCAATGATTTCGTGGCCCTCCAGCCGCGCCTCATCGACGGTCCCGATCACAGAGCCGACGCCGCTGCGCTCGTGACTGTCAAGCACGGCCGCGCCCCGCAGCGCATTGAGATCAGCGCCGGAGAGTTCGAGCCGCTCCAGATATTCGCCGCGCCCGTCGCGGCGGCGCACCGTGGCGTCTGTGGCGATGACCGCTTCGACGGTGCGAGCGGCGCGATTGAATGAGCCGGGCCGCGGGAGCGCATCGCGACGCTCAAGCGTGCTGGTGTTATCTCGTTTGAAAAAGATATTCATGGTGTGGCCCCTCCGGGTTGAGCGGCAGATATCGGCCGTATGTTCGGCAATGGTCGCGGGTCGGCTGTGTTCTCGGCTTCAACGTCGGCATAATCGCGCCCGCGCTCCGCGACGATTTGCTGCCGTGATTTGATGGCGTTCGCCAACAGGATTTGGTCGGCTTCGGCCTCTTTCAAGGGATCAAGGCTCGCCCACTGCGGCCACAGGAACGTGACCGCGAAGTAGCTCGTCGCGTCGCGCACGAAGCCGGGAGCCTGGAAGCGGCCCGACATGATTTCGAGCGCAATGAGCCGCCGCCACACCGGCACCAGCAACCGCGCGCCCAGCATGGAGCTTTGAATGGCTTTGACGCGGCGGCGGAAGCTCTCCAGCCCCAGCTTGGCGCTGGAATAGTTCACGTCGGCAAGGTCCGACGCCATGAGTTCGAACGGCACGCCGCAGCCACTCGCAATCGAGCGCAGCATGTGCTTGAGCAATTGCGGCGCGCCCTCGATACCGGGCACGTCGGGAAATTCAACGCTCGTGCCGGGCGGCAACACGCGGAGCGTACCGGGCTCCATGCTCAATTCCTGGGGATCGGTTTTGCCGTCGCCAAAGCCCGACGTGCCATCAGCGTCAACGACGAAACCAGCGAACAACGCGGCGACGCGCATGCGGGCCAACAGGCTGTCCTCCAGCCTGTCAAGCTCCAACAGGCGCGTCGCCACGGGTGTCAACCATGACAGGCCCCGCACTTGTCCGGCATGACGTGGCTCGAACACGTGACAGATGTCGCTGGCGTCGATCCGGACGGCGGGACCGATCATGGTGACAGTCCACGTGTCTGGAGGCTGTGGAAACACGTGGTAAGCTCGCCGCTCGCCGTTCGGGCCAAGCTCGATACCGGCGATGATCCGTCCGCCGTCCGCAAGCTCAAGATTGAGCATCGGGTTGACTTGCTCGCTGGAAAGCAGCTGGAGGCGCAACGCGCCCTCTGCCGTCGTCAGCAGGCGAATGAACGCCTCGCCGCTGGTGACCACGGTGCGCACCACGCGCTTTAAAAACTCAACCAGATCGCCGCCTTCGATGTCGGCGACGGCAAAGAATTCGGTCCACCGGCTTTCGAGACGGCGGCGTGTCGCCTCATCGGCATGGCCGCTGCGGGCGGATGGGCCATCGCCGACGATGTTGCAGGCCCATTCCTCTTCAATGGCGTGCGCGGTTGGCGAATTGTTGACCAGATAGGAACTGCGGGACGAGAGTTGATGACGGGCGGCGAGCGCTTGCCGCGTCGGCGCGAACATGGTCGCGCCAGCTGGCCAGCGCGGCGAACCGCCCGCCGCGTCAAACGCGCGCCGCAAAACTCTGACAACGCGCGTTATCAAATTCATTGGAGTGCCGGGGGTTCGACGTGATCCGGGCGTTGGATGACGGCTGGATATTTAACGACGGGATCGATGCGCAGGTTTTTGGCCGCTGGATATACGCTGCGGACCCTCTGCAACACCGGCCACACCTTGTCGGCTTCGTCCTGTGCGGTCAAAATCCACAGCGGAACGCCCAGCGCAACCGACAATTCCGCGAGCGATTGCGGGGGCTTTTTCAGCTTCGAAACCCGCGTTTTAAAAGCGGGCTTGTCGAGATACTTGTTGACCCGCTCGGCGATTGTCATGGCCAATTTCAGCGGCGGGGTCTGGTTAAACACCGGCAATTGAATGTCTAAACCAGTAATCGCTTGCTCGACGATAGTATCTAGATCAAGCGTCTCGATTTTGTCCGGCTGATGCTCGTTTCTGGCCAACACGCTGGTCCCGGACCATATGCCGTGATTGAGCCGGTTATAGGCGACACCTTTCAATTCCTGAGGCAAAAACTTTTGCGCCCATGGGATGACGTGGCGAGTACCGAAGCCCGCGTTGGTGAGTTGAGCACAGGAAATAAGCAGACAAGCATCAACCAAGCTGTGCAAGCAGCCGTGTAAACCCTCTGTCTCTGGAAACAGGCCATACTTGTTCCGCCACTTATAGTATAGGTCCAAGCACTTTCCAGTGAGACCGCCCATTTGGACGACAGAGAATTGTTTTTGCTCGACATCGTAGGGCATGGTACACTTTACCTCCGTTCTGCGGTAAACCAAACCTATTCAGGGAGCTTACCTTTTGCTCGATTTTGCTTATTCCGCCATCCATTTCGAGCGGATGACGGTAGGCTCCGCCTTCGGCGGAACGGGCGAATTGAGCGTGTCCTCACGCTCATCGAAATTGAGGCTGAGGCCAGCCTTGGCGGCGAGCGCATACACCAGACAATCGAGCGCTTCGGCACGAGCGGCCATCTTGCGCTCGAACCGGACGACGGGGCGGCCGCGGCTCATCCGCACAATGCGGCGCTCACTTGCCAGTTGCTCAAAATAGGTTTTCTCGAGTTTATTAGAAAATCTAATGGTGCGGCCACGCGACAGCCGGTTGATAATCTGGGTTTTGATGATATCGACACCAATAATGAAAAACCGGCCTTTCTTATTCTTCGATGGATACAGTGTTGGACGGGCGAAACCATAGACACCCTTACCGGCGAGTATGCGGCGCGACATGCGCGGGTTGCAGAACGCCAACACGTTGTCGAAATGCCCGCCGTCGCCAGCATCGATCACGGCAGCATCCACTTTGAGCGGGCCGCCGCGCGGACTACGCCATTGACGGCGCAACAGCTTATCAATCTCGTGCCACGTGTCGTTTTCGAGCGGCGAGCCCCACACGACTTCATGCGCCAGGACGAAAATCGCGTTATCGCGGCCATGCCCGACAGTTGAAAGCTCAATCCGGTCATCCTGCACGTCGCAGCCGCAGGTGATTGCGAGCACATCGGCGGGAATGCGGTTGAGATCGAAGCTCTCGACGCGCGTTGCCAGGGCCGTCTCGTCAATCTCGTCGGCTTCGTCGCGCCACGGCTCGCCGAGCACGGTATTGATGAAAACCTTCAGTGTGCTGGTATCGTTTTTGGCGACTTCATACTCGGCTGCGAGCTTTGCCCATGAGGCGTTGGCGAGCGGGCTCACCAGCGCCGAAATCCGGAAACCGGCATGGCCGCGCACGTCGGGCCGCGTGATGCGCCACTGCCCCTTGGCGACCATCCCCTGCTTGAAATCTTCAGTGACAGCTGCGCCGCAGTGCGGACAGCGCCACACCGCTCGCTCGGGCTTGCCCTCCGGCCATTCGATGGCGGACCAGCGGATTTCGGCGCGCTCATCGCAGTGCGGGCACGGCACTTCGAATATGCGCTGGTCGCTTTGCGCGTAAAGCCGGCAGATATGGCTGGTATCCTCGGCGAGCGGCGTCGATCCGACGACAATCTTGCGGTTATCGAAACTCAGCGTGCGCTTCTCCGCGAGCGATATCGGATCGCCTTCGGCACTCGCCTCAACTGCATCGGCCTCATCGATCAATAATATGCGGGCGGTATGACGGCGCAGATTGCGCGGCGCTTTACCGGCGACGATTTTCAAACTGCCGCCATGAAAGATCCGATGCAACAGCTTGTTGCGGTCGATACTCTTGCCGGGTTTTGGCATCGGCAGTTTACTGGCAATTGCCGGGCTGTCGGCAAACATCGGCTCGATATCGCTCACCATGAAATCGCGGCAGTCGGCCTCAGTCGGCAGCAGCACCAGGATCGGCGACGGATCGCGGCAGACGAACCAAGCAATGCTCGCGGTCAGAACGCTGGTGAAGCCGACGCGCGCCGACTTCAGGATGCTGACGCGTTCGAGCGACGGATCGCCAATCGCATCAGCGAGCCCGCGCTGGTAGCTGTAGAACCGGAACTGCCCAGGCTTGGCTGCGGAGCCCAGGGGGAGGCGAACGGAGCGGGTGATCCAGGCGGCGAGCCCCTCCAGGGGCGGCAATGGGCTCGCGGCGGGCTTACGGAAGCGCGGCATGCGTCAAAATCCTCCGGGGTAGGAAAGGCACTGGCCAGCCCAGAAAGCGCATGGGCGGGTTCCGCAGGGGCGTTTTGGGGCAAATGGCCCGTTGGGCTGTGAAATGCGTAAAATTTTGGGGCGGCGCTCGCCGCAAAGTTGCAGCGGCGGAAGGACCCGAAACCAAGCAAAGTTCCATTTGGAGGGCCGGGGGCGGGGCGCGTCTTCTCCCGGAAACAGCACTTCCTCCCAATAATTACATCTTCTCTTCTTGTTCTCAGTTGTTATTACGACAGGTTCGGAAGCGATATGCCGTTGCGATGGAGAAACACTTTGCGCGGTAGTAACGATCCACCATCCGCGGTTTGAGGGCTCGCGGTATCGCTTGATTTGTCGTTGCTGGACGCCAGAGTTGATGCTGTGGGCATTTGATAAGCCCCTTGGAACGCTGGTCACAGTTTGCCCGTTCTCCGGGGCGTAAGCTCCGGAGTGCCTTGCGTGATAGCTCGCCGTCCCCCGGTGCGTGAGCACCAGGAAACGACGGTCGCTTACTCCATTTTTTCCAGCATTCAGCAGTGTTTGGCGGAGGCGTTTGCATGCATCCGCAGGATTGGATGGTTTTGCCCCAGTAAACTGGACAGGAGACTGTGGTCTCCGCAAAACAATCAATCCTTGAGCCCCCGCACCTGCATGCGAGGACCAACTGATTTTAGATGGCGGACAAGTCGGTTGGCAAGCCGGTGGAGGCAAAATTTGGGGCTTGGCCTTAAGTGATTGACGGTGTTTTGGAAAACGAGTTTTCGCGTCAGTGTCCGTTAGATCCTAGATTGTAACGGACAGGAGGCGTTGCCCTTGGCGGAAGGCGAGCTTGTCCGTTGCCTGCGTGGGAACGGACAGGAGGCTTGTCCACTACCTGAAAAGGTATTGGACAGGAGCTTGTCCGTTGCCTGCGTGGGAACGGACAGGAGTTTGTACCAATTATTTCAGCCGCACCACGTTCGCAGCCGGCGCTTCGATCCCGAATACCGGGGCGAGCCGCTTGGTTTCGGTTTCGACAAAACTCTCGCTCAAATGCCCATAGTGCCGCTCGACCATCCGCGTGTCGCGATGGCCGAGGTTGCGCGCGACCAGCATCAGCGGCATGCCGCCCATGACCGCGAGCGACGCCCAGGTGTGGCGCAGCTGGTGGATGCCGAGTGCAGGGAGCCCGGCACGCTTGCAGGCGTCACGCATCGGGCTGGATTGGTGCAAAGGCTTCCACGGCTTGCCAGCGCGTAGGAACATCAAACCGTCGCCCGCCCGTCCAGCGAGGAAGGCCTCGAAGTATTTGACACCTTCCGGGCTCAGGACGATATCGCGGGGCTTGCCCGATTTGCTCCGCGGCACGTGGATCGCCCTGCCGGGATGATAATCGGCCACACGCATCGCGCACAATTCGCCGTACCGCGCTCCGGTCAGCAGCGCCGCTTGCGCGAGCGGGCGGAAATCCGGATCGCACGCATTGATGAGCCGGGAGCACTCGCTGACTTGCAGGAAGCCTGGGCGCGCCGCGTCCACGCGTTCGAACTGCTTGACGCGACGCCACGCAAGATCGCTGTCGATATGCCCGTCACGGAACGCTTTGTTGAGCGCGGCGCGCACCGTCGTCCATATCCGGTTGACGGTGGCGCGGCGGGCGCGCGGGTCCATGGCGGCGCGCTTGTAGCGCTGCGGGGCTCCCTTGGCGCTGCGCACGCGGGCTGGCGCGTTGGCGAGATCGTTGCGCCACTTCTCGAGTTGACCCGTGGTGAGATCCCGTAGGCGCACGTTGCCCAACACGGGCAGGATCAGCTTGTCAGCCCACAGCCGCGCGCCGCGTGCCGAGGCGCGATGCGTTTGCAGAAACGCGATGTAGGCCTCGATGGCATCGCCGACCGTGATGACGCTCGCAACCGTCCCGCCGCTCGTCGCTCCGTACCTGCGGCGCGCCTCGCTGCACGCGTCGTCAAAGGTCAGCACGTCGCGGCCATCCGCGTCGCTGTAGTCGTCGGCGAGCCCCAGCCCAGCGACGCGCCAGCGATCCCCGCCCAGCGTCGTGCGCATGAGCCAACGCCCCGCCTTGCCCTTGTGCTGGCGATGGTAGCCCACGGCAAGGCGGCCCAAGATCAGATTGCGCCAGTAGGGCTGACGCCCCGGCTTGTGCTTCATGCGCACGTTACGCGTTTCGAGTGCCACCAGGCGCACGGTGCCAGCCATTTCCCGCTCCAGAAAGTTGACCAAGGATTGACCAAGGATTGACCAAGGATAACTGGATAACGTGGAGCTTGTCTCTGCTTCAACAAGCTTCTAAGCCATTGATATCCCTAACCACGGTGCTTCACCAAGCTTCAACAAGCTTAGAAATCAACGCCTTTACAAGGTGCTTTGATCGGCGCGACGTCGCATTCGCGAAACCATCAGCGGTCAGAGGAGGCCGAAGTGTCGAAATCGCTCAAGAGCAGCGGTCCGGAGAAGAACGTCGACGATCGCACCAATCCGGCGCTCGACCGCCGCAGCTTCCTCACCACCGGCGCCGCGGCCGGTGCCGCAGCGGCGATGCCCGTGCAGTCCGCCGAGGCGGCCGATGCCATCAATTGGGATCGCGAATGCGATGTCGTCGTCATCGGCGCCGGCGCCGGCGGCCTCGTCGCCGCCATTGCGGCGCGCGAGAAGGGCGCGTCGGTCATCGTCGTCGAGAAGAACTTCGACATCGGCGGCCGCGCCATGATGAGCTATGGCGGCCTCTATATCGGCGGCGGCAACCGGCTGCAGAAGGCCAAGGGCGTCGACGACTCGCCCGACAAGGCGTTCGCCGACTGGTCGCGTCCGGAAAAGCCGATGGGCCGTTTCAGCGACCGCGAATTGGTGCGCGTCTGGGCCGACAACAACCTCGACCTGTTCGACTGGCTGGAAAAGAACGGCATCAAGTGGGAGGGCTATCGCGGCGCTCCGGACCGGCTCGACCGCAACGGCCGCACGCG